AGCGGGTGGCTGTTCTTTCCCGCCTGCCGGTCTCGCACCGCACCGCACCTCCGCACCGCACCGCACCGATTGCAAACTATTTAAGACTTACATAACTAGGGTAATAACCCCCCATAATAGCGTAGGGCATTAAAGCCACGCAGACGCACGCTATAGCGTTTTGACGATGCGACGATACAAACTACCCTGGAGCATATCGCGTTCTAGCGTAGCTTCTAGATGTCTTAGAATCGATGATTTTATATCGCAACTAGTAAATAGTTATAGAGTTAAACTTTAATTGACTTACACTTAAGCAACTATTGAAGATTGATAATATCCGGTGAAGACCGCACGCCGCAAGTTGCTGGCAGGGATGCTATATAGTGCGGTAGTTTTTTCTCATTACTCCCCTTGTATAATCCGACGTAATAGGTTAGGCTGCCCTTCGCATCGATTGAACTTGCTCGCCAATGGCGGGCTAATAACTTACCCGTTAGTTCTGCTTTGCTTTACGAAACGTTGCCCGTATCTCTCCCCTTTGTTGTCACTGTTTAGGAGCTTTCCATGTGCCGAGATATGCAAAAGCTTTACCGCCGCACCGCACCGCACCGCACCGCACCAAGTGTAACGCGTGCGGTTATTCTTCCGATTCTCTTTCTGCTGCTTTACGTTGTCGCATTATTCGCTGTTCTTTCCGCTGTTCTTTAGGATTCTTGACAATGCCTATTTACGAAGCAAACTTGCGTTCTATTTTCTCGGATATCATCACTGCCTTGCACGTATGGCAATTCGATGGGGGACTAGTGGCCCAGCATGGTGAACTATTACTCACCGATAGGGCAGCACTGCGGCCCGATGTTTCGCCCCGCAATATTCGGCACCGCTGGCAAATTATCAAGAATGACCGCGAGCAGACGCTAGTTGCGTTGTTCCGTTCTCGTGCCGAAGCGGAGCGGTATTTGTACTCCGCGTGATCTGTTTCGTTTCTCGTTTCTCGTTTC